CTGTATCTATTTAAAAGTATATCTTTTGAAGTTTCCTTTCCTAACCCACCCCACTGCATCATAGTCTCTCTTAGGGCGCTAAAACTTACACCTAAAGCTTGTGCAGCCTCTGCATCTTCGTATATCTCTTGATATATAGACTGTAAAGCTGCATTAGCCGAATCTATATCATCATACTTTAGCTTACGTGCGTCAGCGATTCTAGTTCTATATCTAGCCATCTTGTAGCCAAAAGCTTTGTTTACATCTATAGTGTATGGTTTAAGCCCTGAAATCTGTCCTAAAATTTCAGTCGTTGTGTTTTCGGATTCATATATTTTCCTTACAGATGTTAAAGTTCCAACTTCAAGGACTTCATATATAGCCATAGTTATATCTTTAATTTGCTCTGACATAGGGGCTTCCTTGTTGTATATAGGCTTACCATAATCATCTTGATTGTAAATGATATTCATAAGTCTTCTTGTACCTATATCTGGATCAATAAACGGAGCGACAGCTTGTACTATCCCGTCTGCAAACGACTCTATGCTTAGACCATCTTTAGTCATAGCATTAGCTATTTGACTTAAACTTCCGAAAGGATCTGATGCAGAAAGGTCAACGTATGTAAATTTTCCGTCAGCCAGCTCTAGTATTATTAGATCTGAATTTACAGACCAAGGAGCTACATAATTTTTTAAAGCTTTTTGTCTTTTCTTTTCGTCTTCGTCGTCAAGGAAAATTCCTAACACCCCCATAGCCCCTACTCCAGCAAGCTTACCGAAAGTTGCTACTATAATATTTTTTGCATTAAGATAACTAAAAGCTCCTGCAAATCTTTTTTTACCAATAGATCTTAGCTTTGGGTTGTCTGATTTTATTTCTTTTGCCGCTATAGCAAGAGTATTAAACGACACTCTATAAGATTCTGCAACGAATGAGACGAAGTTACCTAACCAGATTTTACTTGGCAGCCTTACACCTTCTGGAACTCTGTCATATGAAGGGTATGTTTGTTTAACTACCTTATTAGCAAGGTATTCATCTAAAGCTTTTTGTTCCACCTCAGTTAAACTTTTGTAAGGTTTATTAAACAAAGCATCTGAATACCTAGCTATTTCGTTTTCAAAAGCAACAATCTTAAAGAAGTCATCCTCCGCTTGGTATAAATCATCAGCTACTTGTTTAATGCTAGCGATTGTCTTTTTAACTGATCTTTGTTTTGACGACCTTAACAACATTGCAGCTTCAAGGTTGTCGCTACCAAACATTTCGTTAATCTCACGAATAGCTACGTTTTGGTTTGTTAAACCAAGCTCTATGTATTTTTTTAATCTAGCTCTTGCTGCAGCATCCCCACCTTTCTTAAGGTCATTTTTTATAGTGGTATAAGCTATAGCCATCTTAGATAAATCTGTGTGCCCATTAGCCCACATAAATCCTAAGTTACCCAAGACGTTTTTAGAGTGAGTTGCTACAGATCCAATAGTCTTAGCCCACTTAATAGAACTAGTATACATTAAATACTTTGCTAAAAAGCTTTCAACCAACATAGGTGTAGACTCAAAGGCTTCTAAGATTTCTGGAGTAGTATACAAACCGTTAAGAGGTTGCATGGTTTCACTACCTTCACTAGCTAACTGAGCAGTAAACTGTCCTGTAGGGTTTTTAAATAAAAACTTATTCAACCCCGCCTCTCTTAGCTGATTCATTGTTCTAGTCCCCTCGACAGCTTTAGCAAGCTTAATGATAGACATAGCGTAGTTTTTCATAGGGTCTGAATACTCGCCCATCAAAGCTCTAATTTCTACAGGTATATCAGTAAGCTTTTTACTTATGTCTGATCCTTTACCTAGTAAAGCTTTTCCTTTTACAAAGGCTTTAGCTGTTGCTTTGTTTAAATACTTTTTAATAAGACCGTCAACCCTGTCTTCTAAATAATCCTCAAAAGAATCAAATCTTTCCTGAATAGCAGGATCATTTGCATATTCTGTTTCTGCAGATTTTTTAATATCTGTTCTTACTCTATTTTTTGCAGCAGTGATAACTTCAGCGCTAACTTGATTAGCCCAATCCTTATTGTCATAGATCTCATAAGACCTCATTAAATATGAACCAAGCTTACCCATAACTGTTTCAGCAGTTTTTCTTCCAGCTTCTGTAGAAGTGTCAAATACACCTATATTAATAGCCTCTAAACTTAGTGCATCTATTTGGTTTCTAAGCTTTTTCATATGAACAGCAAAGTCATCTGGGAGCCTATTAAACGCTTCTGTATCTCCTCGTAAAGCACTATCATAATCATCCAGCAAAGTTTCTTTATTGCCTTTGTATTTTTCAACCATAGAGTAAAACTCTTTCATGTTGAACTCTACATCTTTAAGGTGGGATGCATAAGCGCCACTCTCCAACTCAATAAGCCTAGCAGCTGTAGCTGGCAGCATCTTTTTTGAAGTGAAGTATCTTTTCCTGAGTTTATTTACGTTATTTAAAACTTTACGGAAAGGATTAGTTCCAGTATATTTTTCAAAAACACCCTCGTCTATTTCCTCCGTTAGCTCTTTAGGTAACTCAGTCTGCTCTTCGACAGTTTCTTCTTGAGTCTGTTCTTCTGACATTACCTCATCAAGCATTTTCTGGCGGAATGTTTTTGGCAGCGGTGTTTCTACTACATCCCCATTATCATCAACTCTTGGTTGTGGGGGTTGCACATCATATCTTTTGCCATCTTTAATATAAAAAACATCCTGCATTCTAGATGCCTCCTTACCGTTGCCAGTAAGTTTTACCCACAAATCAACGTAATCAGAATACCCATCTACTTTTACAGACTTGTCTTTTCTTGACGTTGCAGAAAAATCTGGATCTATTTCCCTAGTTATCACTTCTGTATAAAACAACTCTGCGCCTACAAGAGGATCTGTCTGATCCGTTACAGCTTGTTCAGCTTTAGGCATTAAAGCTCTAATATCGTCGACACGGCCTAGCTCTGGCTTTAACCCTTCAATAGCTTCTCCCGTGCCTCCTGTATCAACTTCTTTATATGTTTCAAGATTAAAGACAGATTTTTGATTGTACTGCTTACCTAAATCTATAGCATTTTTATGAGGTACAACAGCAGAAATATCTAAGTAAGTTTTACCGCTTTTTTCATCAAACCAAGTACCCACAGCAAGAACGTCATTATTACCCTTAAGTAAATCTTGATTGTCTTCAATGTATTTGTCAAGGTCTTCTTTGGTTATTTCTTTACCATCTATAAGCCTAGACCTTTCTGGAAAAATAGATACAGAGCTTACTGATTGACCGCCTTGATCAACACCTTTAAGGAAAGTAGACCCCCCGTTTTCAATATGTGATTTTACTTGAACGTCTGTATTTATTTTTGTTTCTTGTTCTTCTTTTACATCCTCAGCTATAGGTTCTGCAGCTCTAGGTGTTTCTTTTTTCTTAGCTGCTTCTTTTTGGTTTATTGTAGTTGACCTTTCTCCTTCTTCTACCTCTTTTTGTTTTCTAGCTATAGCTGCATTTTCAATAACCGCCTTCTTCTTATAAAGATCTTTCATGCGCTCTTCAAGAACTTTGGCTTCTTCTTTTGATACAGATTCTTTTGTCCAGAATTTACCTCTCTTTAAATTATCTCTTATTTGAGACAACTCTTGATTAATGGATAAAATAGTCTTTACTTCTTTAGGGTTCAACGCATTATATAGAGCAGCTTCATCAGCAGCAACTACTTTCATCTTACGCATTGCTTTGATGAGTAATTCTTCTTGCTTTTCTTTTAAATCTGGATTGGTTTCATTAGCTATCTGATTTTTTAAATCGTTGATTTCATTTACAATTTTTAATCTGTCCTCCATGGTCTGCGTGTGACCTATATTACTTGTAAAAGTAGATATAGTAGAAGGGCCAGCAGCCCCCACCATTCCAGCCCAGAAAGCATCAGATACTTCGTAAGTATTAAGAGCTCTTACATTTCTCCCAGCAGAAACGTCTCCAACCATGTCAATAACTTGACCAGTCATAGATATTAACCCTTCCTCTATACCTTCTGGGAGTAAATACCTCCCCACCACATTTCTTATCAACCCTCTCTCTACAGCTGCTTTTTTACCAGTTTCTTTAATTATGTTTTTAGCGCCAAAGTTTTCTGCTACATTTTTTAATGCTCCTACAGAACCTAAGCCTTTAGTAAACATAAGCTTTTCCATAAGTACTTCTGCAACAGCCTTCCCAGAAGATGTAAGAATTGCTTCTCCTGTCCCCATGTGAGGCTGATACGTAACAACATCAGCGTAGTTTTGAGAGTATACATCAATACCAACTACAGCTGGTCCAACATACGGGATCATAAACTCAGCAGAACTAATTAAGGCGTCTGACATAATCTCTGCTGTATTGTTATAAGTTGTAGCAAAGAAGTCGCCCATAGATATATTACCATTAATAGTCTCAGAAAACCTTTGATCAATAGGCATTTCCAATTGGTCTAAAGTGATATCAAAATCTCTAGCAAGCTGAACCTGTCTATCTCGTGATCTTTGGTCTATGTTTCTTTTTCTAGCTTTTAAATCAGACTCAACACTATCTGCTATATCTTCCCCCCATGTAGCAGCCACTAGTGGATTAAGAGCTAAACCAAGATTATTTTGCCATTCTTCCCACCACTCACCCCAAGTTCCTCTTGCCCTGTCCATTGCTGCTAAATTTCCTAAAAACGTATCAGAGTAAGTGTTATAATATTTATCCTCAGCTTCTTTTTGTTTTACTGGATCTTTTCTTTCTTCTTCTGATAACCCAGCAAAATCATACATGAATTGTTTTTCTAATTCCAATGCATTTTGCTCTCTAGAAAGAGTTCTATTTACAGAACTTCTCATAAACAAATCGTAATCTATTTCACTAGATGGGTTATATTGCATAGAGATTCCATTTCTAAAATTGAAATCATTAACCATATTTATAACATTAGACTGCTGTTCTTTTGCTTGAGAAACAATGGGGGTAACAGCTTTGTCTAGGCTACTTAAAAACTCTTCACTAAAGCTTTTTGCCTGTAGCTCTCTTGCAGGTGAAATAAAAGAAGTTACTGGAGATATCACTGACCAAGCCGCACTTTTAAAAAAGTCTAAAGCTCCTTTAGTTTCTGTTATTGGAAATTCAGTAAGTTGACCTTGAGAGTTAAAATACTCTATTAGTTCAATAATTTTTTCAGTATCATTAGCTGCTATTGCGTTTTTTAATTGAAACGCTGCAGTGTGATTACTGTAAGCCTCAAGAGCTAAGTCATCTATTGAGTTTATATCTCCTATTCTAGGATCAGGCTGAGCGACGGGGTTAACTTCAGGTTGAGGAAATGTAGGTAAAATCTCTGTTTTAATTTTTTCTAACGCATCCTCTCTAGAAAGAATACCAAATTGATCAAACTTTTGATCGTTATTTAACCCGTCATAATAAGTTTTAGCTTGCTCGTCTGGACTTAAACTCAAATCCAAACCAAAGACAGATTCTTCCCCATCTTGTACTAATGCAGTATCTTTTTTTTTTAAGATATCTTCATACGCTTGAGCTTCTGCTTTAAGCTGATCTTGTAAAGCTTTACGATCATTCCACATTTGCCTTCTTTGATCGTCATATTTTTTATTTAGGCTTGTAGCAACGTCGTAACTATCAAAACCAGCAGACCCCATAATCTCAACGATATCGTTAGGAGCATAGTTTTTAGCTAATAGAGCGTTTAAGCTTTGGTCAAAATCGTAATTCTTTTCAGTCTTAGGAGTTTGATCTGTTTTAAATGGATCGTTTAAAGTAACACCGTTCATGCTTTTGTTTTAATATATTATCTTACACCTGTTGCATCTCCAACTAAATCAGCAAATTGGCTAGCGCTTGTTACACCTTGAGATTTTATAACCTCTTCAATGTCGGATCTTTCAAATCCCATAGTTTTTAAAGCTTCTTTAACGTTAGCTGGAAGCGCACTCATTAAAGCGTCATATGAAATAAGATTGACGCCCTCAATTGCTTCAGTTACTTCAGGGTTATAAAACACAGCGTCTTCATCTACAGTTTCTGGAAGGTTTTGATATTGCTCTTCTAAAGCTTCATCTAGTACACGCTGATTATAAGCTTGTTTTTCAGCCATTAATAACTGTAAAGCAATAGGATCTTCTGCAAACAACTTATTGAAAACTTCTCTAGATAAACCTTCCCCATCTTGACTTATTGTTATGGTTTCTGGTGTACCGCCTCTAGTAAACTCTTCAGTCTCTCCAGTAGGTGTCCCTAACCTTTGAGCTTGTTCTAGGGTATTAGCAAGCTGAACTACATTATTCTCATCTACATATTCATACATAAGAACTGTTTCCTCTTTCTTAATTCTAGCTACTATATTACCCGTACTAGGGTCAACGTTAAATCCAAATATAGAATATTTACCACCTTCTACAAGAGAACTACCTTCTACCTGTATTGTCTCAGGGATAGAGTATAAATCAAAAGTCTGTTCCCCTACTTCTGTAGTAGCAGTTAAACCTCGCATGCTATACCCCTCTAGAGCTTCTGCATCTGCAGCTCTGTTTGCATCGATTTCAGCTTGTATATCTTCACTTGACTTTTGCCCAAACTTAGACTCTTCTATAAAAATTTCTCTACCTTTTTCTATTACCTGCTCTAAAGTTTGTTGAGCAGATTCGGTTTCAAAGAAATCAAAGTCCCCATTAATAAAGGCTTTTCTTTGTTCTGCGGTGAATACATCTATAAGACCTCTACCTTCTAAGGTGTTTAATACTTCACGCCTGTGCATAGCCCCGCTGCTTGATTTATCCCCAGTTCTACCAATATCATCAATGGCGTCATCATAAAGACTACCAGCTCTTTCGGCACTCCAAGTACCGTCTTTTAACCCAATCTGAGCTTTTGTAGTTGCGTTTATAGCCCAATCACTAATAGATCCCGCTGTAATCTGTTCTGTTTGCAGATCAAACATAGAACTATCTAATACAGATTCTATTTCTGAAATTTCTTTTAGCTTCTTGTCTACAGGGTCTATAGCCATAAGCCTACCGTTAATAATTTGAATGCCGTCTACGAATGGATTATCCCATGCATTTTGAGCGTTAGCAACATCTGATACTTCAGGCATAATATATTGTAGATCTACATCCAAACCAGCGTTTAGATTGTCTATATCGCTTCCTGTAGCGTGAGATGCGTTTTCGTAAAGTCTTTGTTTTTCTGCTATTGAAGTTTCCCTTGCTACAAGCATATCGTACTGCTCTTTAAAATTAGCTATAATTTCTTGAGCTTCAATAGTGTCATTTGCTTCTCTAATTCTTTCTCTAGCATCTTCTGCTAAAGCAAAGCGACCTTTAACAATACCAACTAAATTTTGTTGTTGGTCTTCTTCTAAAGTTAAATTTTTTCCTGCTTCTCCTTCTACTTCTTCGTAGATATTATCAGCATTTAAAAATGTATTTTCTGTTTCTGCCATATTTTAATATCCAAAAGTAGAATCCGATGGAGCGTACCTTTCTTGTTTTAATTGTCTTAGTCTGTCAAATGTATTTGCCACTCTAGGTCTGCTCATAATCATATATCTTAGAGCATCATATGCGTGGTCCGAAGCATGTGTATCCACATCTTCT